TCCCGGAGAAAATTTTACGACCGTAGAGGTTGATCCAATTACTGGAGAGTATTATGTTGTCATACCTGAGTGGATACTGAGTGAGTTTGGGTGGTATGAGGGTACTGAAGTAAATATGGAGGTTGATGGAGACTGTATTGTAATCACTGAAGTTAATAAGGACTGAGTAAAGGAGTAGACAACCTCAGTGATTAGTAGTATAATTACTTCTGAATCGATTCACATTCAAACTTGACCAAATTATGGCAAATAAAGGATTTACAGTAAAAGCAAAAACGCCCGTTGCGTCTTCTACACCATCAGCAGTAGAATGGGATTATGCAAAGGCAAGAGAAATGATTAAAGGGAAGACAGTAGTATTCTGTCTACCTGGTAGAGGAGTATCATATACTTATTTGAAGAACTTTGTTCAACTTTGTTTTGACTTAGTACAGAACGGAGCAAGTATTCAGATTTCACAGGACTATAGTTCTATGGTGAATTTTGCCCGTTGTAAGTGTTTGGGTGCTAATGTACTTCGTGGACCTGACCAGAAACCATGGGATGGTAAGTTACAGTATGACTATCAGTTATGGATTGATAGTGACATTGTGTTTAATGCTGAGAAGTTCTATCAGTTAGTTCTGATGGATAAGGACATTGCTTCTGGTTGGTATTGTACTGAAGATGGTATGACCACTAGTGTTGCTCATTGGATGGAAGAGGATGACTTCCGTAACAATGGTGGTGTTATGAATCATGAAACTTTAGAAACCATTCAGAAGCGTAAGAAGCCTTTTACAGTTGATTATGCTGGTTTTGGTTGGTTATTGATTAAGTATGGTGTCTTTGAGCACGAAGAAATCAAGTATCCTTGGTTTGCTCCTAAGATGCAAGTCTTTGAATCTGGTGAAGTACAGGACATGTGTGGAGAGGATGTATCATTCTGTCTTGATGCTATCGCAGCAGGTTTTGAGATTTGGTGTGACCCACGTATTAGAGTTGGTCACGAAAAGACAAGGGTGATCTGATAATGGCGCAGGAGTTTTATACAATTCTCCACAAAGGTCAAGTTCTTGCTGAAGGCTTGACCCAAGATGAATACTTTGATAAAATGACAGACCTAGCAGAGGACTTCTACTCTTCTGGGTCTCCGAACCCCTCGGAACTTGAAACACAAATTACACAAGGAGATTAATTATGGCAGTTAAGGCAAAGGTTGGTGTGAACAAGAGTGGTTTTACACCCGGAAAACCGAAGAAGACTCGTCAGGGCACAGGGACGAATACAAAGTATGCCGCGACTTCTCGCAATAAAGCACGTAAGATGTATCGCGGACAAGGTAAAGGTTGATAATAGTAAGGGGTCTTCGGACCCCTTTTTACTCGTCAATAAATACGTCATGAGGGATAAAAACCCTTCGGATTCATATCACCAAAAGTATCATGGGCAATTCACCTGTAGATAGAGATCAAGATTACATGTATCAAACATTTGGTACTAAAAGTTTAATCACTGATTATTGGTCAATGCCACATAAGACTAATGATAGTCCAGAAGAATTTGATAATGATGAGGTATCAAATCAAAAATCTGAGTGAGGGGTATAAATAAATTTAAGAAAATCACCCCTTATAAATGGCGCGACAGAGGGTATCAAGAGCATTTAAAGATATTAGTTTCTCCTTTGACCCACATCCTGTGACAAAGGATTTGCCTGTGCTCATTAATGAACGTGCAATCGTTAGATCTGTACGTAATTTAGTAGAAACCATCCCGACGGAACGCTTTTTTCAACCATTATTAGGTACTGATGTCCGCGATTCTCTTTTTGAGTTCGTGGACTTTGCTACTGCTAGAGTTATTGAAGACCAAATTGTCAATACTATCAAATTTTATGAGGATAGAGTTGATAATTTAAGAGTTCAAGTTGAACCAAGACCTGATAATAACTCTTTTAATGTCAGTGTTTACTTTGATATTGTAGGGCAAGATTTTCCACCACAAGCCTTCTCCTTCATATTGGAGGCAACGCGATAAAAAATGCCTTTTACACAGTTTACTAACCTAGATTTTGACCAGATTAAGGTTCAAATCAAAGATTATCTCCGTGCTAACTCCAATTTCACGGATTTTGACTTTGAAGGATCGAACTTTTCTGTCCTAATCGATACTCTTGCCTACAATACCTACATCAATGCGTTTAATGCGAACTTAGTTGTCAATGAATCCTTCCTGGACGGCGCTACAGTACGTGAAAACGTCGTTTCTTTGGCAAGAAACATCGGTTATATCCCAAGATCAAAGACTGCAGCAGTCGCAGATGTAACTTTTGCGGTTCCAACAAGTACTTCAGGCGCATTTATCTCCTTAGAAGCAGGTCTTGTGTGTATTGGCGCATCAGATAATACCACATATCGCTTCTCAGTACCTGAAAACATCAGCGCAACGGTTGAAAATGGTGTTGCTCAGTTTGGTACTGCTGATAATCCTATTAAATTGTATCAGGGTTCTTTCCTGACACGTCAGTTTTTAGTTAATACATCACAAGATCAGCGTTTTATCCTTGATAATCCTAATATTGATACGTCAACTGTTAGAGTTTATGTCAAAGGTATCAATGATTCTGGTCTTGGAAGAGAATATCACGTTGTAGATAATATTTTAAACATTGATAAGAACTCTGAAATATTCTTAATTCAAGAAGTTCAAGAAGAAAGGTATGAATTACTGTTTGGTGATGGATATTTTGGAAAAGAATTAGAAAATAACGCTGTCATTACTGTCAGGTATATTGTTACCGATGGTGAATCAGGAAATGGTCCTTCATTATTTGATTTCCAAGGTAGTTTTGTTGATGATGGTGGTGTAAGACTCATTCCTACTGCGTCAGTACCCGTCACAACCATCCAGAGAGCGATTAACGGCGGTGAAATAGAGAATGTATCGTCGATTAAGTACTTTGCTCCTAGACTTTACTCAGCGCAGTACAGAGCAGTTACAGCAAGGGACTATGAAGCGATTATTTCTTCCGTTTATCCCAATATGGAGTCGGTTGCTGTCGTTGGTGGCGAAGAATTAAGTCCTCCTAAGTTTGGTACAGTCCAAATTAGTATCAAACCTAAGAATGGAACATATGTTTCAGACTTTGATAAGCAAAATATTCTATCAAGACTGAAGCAATACTCAATCGCTGGTATCAATCAGAATATTATTGACCTTAAAGTTCTTTATATCGAACTTGATTCAACAATTTACTATAACAATAATCAAGTTTCTTCTCCAGATGATCTAAGAACTAGTATTACTGCTGGTTTGAACAGATATTCTAAAGATGTAGACATGAATCGTTTTGGTGGACGATTCAAATATAGTAAAGCACTACAACTTATTGATAGAGTTGACAGTGCTATCACTTCTAATATCACTAAAGTTAAGATTAGAAGAGACATGAAGGTTCTGAAGAACCAATTTGCTCAGTATGAACTCTGCTTTGGTAACAGATTCCATGTCAATCCTAATGGTTTGAACATTAAGTCTACTGGATTTACACTAGCAGGTAGTTCTGATATTGTTTATTTGACCGATGCTCCAATTATTGGTACTGGTATTGATCAAATCACAAATGCTACTGAGGCATCACAAACATTCCTGAGAAGACCAGCATCTCTTAACATTGAAAAGGGTATTATTTCCATTGTAAAGATTGATAAAAATGGAAATAGATTAGTTGTTGCTAAGGATGCTGGAACAGTTGATTATAAGAAAGGTGAGATACTTCTCAACACAATTAACATCACTTCTACTGTTGCTGATAACTCAATTATTGAGGTTCAAGCATTTCCAGAATCCAATGATGTTGTTGGTCTAAAAGATCTCTATTTGACATTGGATGTTTCCAAGAGTCGAATAAATATGGTTAAAGATGTCATCGCATCTGGCGAAGATATTTCTGGCGTCTCATTCACTAGAGATTACTATACTTCAAGTTATTCAAACGGAGCATTAGAGAGGAAATAAAATATGTCTCATTTTGAGAAGAGAGTGCAACTTAATAAGATTATTGAGAGCCAACTTCCAGAATTCTTAGTTGCCGATTTTCCAAAAGCAGTAGAATTTTTTAAACAGTACTTTATTTCCCAGGAATTTCAGGGCGGTAATACTGACTTAATTGATAACCTCGATCGTTATATTAGAGTTGATAATCTAGTACCAGAAGTTGTTGTCGGCAAAACAACTCTTTCCTCTACTATCACTGCGTCCGATACTACAATCACTGTAGCATCAACAAAAGGTTTTCCTGATGATTATGGTCTGCTAAAGATTGGTGATGAGATCATTACCTACACTGGTAAGACTGAAACCACGTTTACTGGATGTATCCGTGGATTTAGTGGCATCACTGGATATGATGACTCTACAGAGGCGTATTTCTCTAACGTCAACCGTCAGAGCGTAATCTTCAAAGAAACCACCGCAGAGGCGCACACAGCGTCCTCTGAGGTCCAAAACCTCAGTGCTCTCTTCCTCCAGGAGTTCTATAAGAAACTCAAGAAGACTTTCACTCCAGGATTTGAAGAACTTAAGTTTGTTGATGGTCTTGATGTTGGTAACTTCATCAAAAATGCTAGAAGTTTTTACCAGTCCAAAGGTATTGAAGAGTCTATAGTTATTCTCTTCAAGGTTCTCTATGGCGTAGAGGCAAAGGTTATTGACCTTGAGACAAGACTTATCAAACCATCTTCTGCTGATTATATCAGAAGAGAACTGGTGGTCGCAGAAAGACTGTCTGGAGATCCACTAGCACTTGAAGGTCAGACAATCTTTAAGTCGAATGATTTGAATACCAGTGCTTCAGTATCTGAAGTAGAAATATTCACAAGAAATGATAAAACATTCTACAAACTAGGTTTGTTTATTGGATATAATGATAGAGATCTAATTGAAGGTGAGTTCACTGTACCAGGGTACTCTAAGGTTCTAGAACCAGTTGAGACTGTCTCTTATACACATCTGACGCTGCCGACGACTCCTTACGTGTAG